GCCATTGTAGTCAATGGTGAGAGTGTCACCAAACGACTAAAATTGTTCTCTTTTGCATATTCACCTAATTTCTTAATAATCTCTTTACCTGCACCTTTCTTCCTAGACCATACTGTATATGCTACTAGAATTTCGCCTCGCTGACCATCTTGGTTAGCAACTTGTGACATGTAATCCATTTCTCGTACAGTATAAGGTACTTCAGGACAAAAGGCAACACACACAATTGCTTCAATTTCTTCATCATACTTCAGGCCAAATATTTTACGGCCATGTTGTATTCTAAAACCAAGTGTCAGCTCAGGTCTTACAGGATCCTCTGATACATCAATATCATCAAGTTCGACTAATTCTGTACCCTTGACCCATTTAAAAAAGTCTTTTATGTTGTCGTTAAATTTCTTCATCTAACAGATACTTAGTTGAAACAGGAAAATGGTCTTTCATATGTCTGGCAATTTCATGTGTTACCATTCTAGTTTCTTCTTGACTATCTTCTTTGTTTCTCAGGTTACAAACTCTAGCAAAGGCATATAAAGTACCAGACCAATACCACTCTGTCATCATATTTTGTGGTAGAACCATTCTGGCCATCTCTGGTGCTATGCCTTCTTCAATCATTTGATTATAGGTGTCTTTTGCATTTTGCATTAACATTGTAATATCAAATTCATATTCTAAATCACTTGAACCTTGTTTTTTATTTTCTGGTTTACCACGCCACATAAATGGCATATAAAACTCTGGTTCATTATCTACATATCTTCTACTAACTTCATTCCAAACTAGACCAACTTGGTGTTTTACTAGTTGTCTTGCCACAAATACAGGTGCTTTAATTCTAAACTGCATAGAGGCATGCCCAAAAGGCGACCAATGGTCATGTGTCGCCAAATACTTAATTAGTTTTTCGTCATTGTCTTCAAATTCTGTTTTATGTTTGGCAAATGATACACGAGCTGCATTTACAACTGACAAATCACTTCCCATTTTATCTACAACTGATACATTCATACTGGTAAAGTTCCTGTCTTCTTTTCTTTTAATAGGTTAGCATTCAAAGCTTCTGCTTTGATTTTTTCTTTTAAATTTTTTGAGATTAGTCTTGTGATTGTTTCGATTTCTATTTTATTGGTCTCACAGTACCAAACAATAGCGTCCATGTAGGAGATAGGCCGTTTCTCTTTTACAACACCTTCTATCATCAAACTAAATTCTTTACTATTCATTATCACCTTTCTATTGTAAAAAAGTGACCACTGTTTCTGTTGCCAAGTACAGTGGTCGAAACTCCGTAGCCTAGTGACTAGGCTGCAAGGGCAAAATTATCTTCGCCGTTTGTAAATGCGTTTAAGTACGCCTACTATTACTCTCTTCTAATCTTTTCGGCATCTGTCGAACCTTGTTCAGCCCCATCATATAAAGTCTCGCATGGCGTATTGAATAATTGTTTATACAAATATATTCAACACATCTTTGTCTCAATAGCCTTAAAATTTCATAATCATCCATTTTAAAACTTTATATGGTGGAGCTGGAGGGTACTGCCCCCTCGTCCAGTCTACCTATTGCAATTAGTGTCAACAAGTAATTCATATTGATACAGAACCTTTTGGTTTACAAAGATACTCAACTGAGGTCCAATGACCATCTTGTGGTATTTCTTCGTATAATACTTTTGACAGATTACACTCATGTTCGTTAGTGAACCATTGTACATCTTGCGTCTTGCAATCTGACCCTAGACATACTGTCAATAGTAAATGCCAAATGATTTCCATATCATTTAAACTTATTATTAATCCACTTGTACACAAAATATGCACCAAGCAGAACAACAATAGTCCCAATTCCGTCAAACCATGAGGTGTTATTAATCGCCTCAATAAGGTCTGCTGTTACCCAATCCATTAACTATTCTCTTTATTATAGTTGTCATAGAAGTATTGAATTTCAGTTTTCAAATCTTCTAGGTATTCAGCCTTCTCTTTGACATATGCTTTGGCAGAGCCATCTTCACATGCCATTAGAATAACAATCTGGTCGATTGGTGTACCAAACAACTCTTCATACATCACTGCATAGGCAGTACATTGCATATAGTAGTTTTTGTTCCACTCATCATTACGCTCTTTGTTGGCTGTCTTGAAGTCAATAACAGAAAGTTTGCCATTATACTCAGCAATACAATCAACTTGACCAGCAAGTGTCAACTGTTTACTATAAAGAATAGTCTCTAAACAATGCACATTATCAATCTGTGCAATGTACGGTTTAATCAGTTGAAAAAGACCTAAAGGCAAAACATCTCTAGTTGATGGTGTCTCGCCTTTAAGATACTCTTCAATCAATGTGTGAGTTGCCTTACCTCTACGAGCGGCACGACCCATTTCCCATTTAGCAGCCTCTTCGCCGACATTTTTACGCCATGCAATAAGACCTGGTTTTGGTCGATAACCCAACACGGTTGTAACAGACGGAAACGCCTGCCCCTCAACCTCATAGAAACGCATACCATTAATTCGTTTACCTTTGGTTGTAGGAAACTTGGTTTCGTCAAGTGTTACAAAATTAGCCATTATATTTTCTCCGTATTAATATAGTATTCATATTCAGTATATTATCATTGTATTGATACATTGTCAAGCCTTATTTGCACAAATCCTCGTATTTTAATGTGTGCAATCTGTGTTTAGACATGTCACCTGTGTGTTTATAATTAAATAAACTTACTAACCATTTCCACATATTAAGTTCCTCTTCTACAATATAAATCGTTAATATAGTCCTTCTCAGCATCTCTTTCAGGATGCCTTAACTTTCATGCAAGTGCTTCGATACGGTCTCTTAGTCTTTCCGCTCTAGCACCTACTTGTTTTGCCCAACGGCTGTCCATCATTTCAACAGCAGCAGTTGACCAGTTACCATCATTGACAGCGGCAATAAATTTTTTAAAACCGCTCAATCTTGGCGCACCCATATTGAAGCACATATTTACGATTACCTGTTGTGCCTCTTCTGGTAATTCTTCAAGGTTAGGAAATACCTTTTTGGATTCCTCAATATATTTTACAACATCTTCGTCAAATACGGCATTCACTCTTTCTTCCGAAACAGGATGCCCAACATCTGCACCATATTCATCATCACCAGCAACCACTAAATGGCCTATACCAAAAGTTTTGTAACCTAGGTGGTCGAGGTAAACTTCATACTTTACACCCTCGTCAATTTTAAGTTGCTCTCTAAGCTGATTTATGTTCATGCAATTTGTCCTTTGCTTGTAGTTTTCTCTTTTTAAGTTCTTTGATTTTCGACCATAATGTAGAAGACCTATCAATAGTTCTACTAGTTTCCAAAACATTTACTTGTTTCTTTAACTCCTTATGTTTAGTCTTTGCATCCATTTTACCCCCTTGTGAGTTGCAGGATTTTCTCAATCTGTGCCTTAATAATTGGACCTCTATTAGGCCAGTGAATGTAAGGCTCATCACTTTTAGATAAGTTATATAAAAACGGTAGTATAACTTTCTCTAAATCTTTAAATCTTTTTTCTGTCTCTTCATTTGACAGTTCTTGTGTAACAGTATCTTTTTCTGCCACAATTTGCATTACTTCATTCATCATTGACTTGATATCAGATACATCTGATTTTACTTTTGCCAATTCTAAGTTCTGATTGTCTAATGCTTGAGGGTCTATTGATGGTTGTTCTGTAGGTGCTTTACTGACAGCAGTAAAACCATAGTCTTCATCAATATCAAACCCTCGCATGTAATCTGGTATGTCTTTACTCATTTCTTAGCCTGTTGTGCTTGTCTTTTACGGTGTTTCTCTACCACTTGTTGTGTTTTAACTTGTTTGATACTTTTCTTACCATGTTGTTGTGCAAATGGTGAAGCTGGATGTGCTTCTGCAATTCTACTTTGCATTTCTTTCCAACCTTGGTCGTTTTTCATACGACCCATACCAACAACACCACTGACTATATTTATCTGATTTATTAACTGGCGAATATGTGGATTTTTTTCTAAGTAGGCCTCTTTTTCAGATATGGACATCATATCATCAAATTGTTCGCCAGTTTTTGTATTTTCAAATGTATAAGTTGGCATTACTTACTCTTTAATGGGTCTTTGTAAGTGAAATACTTATCTAACATTTGTAATTGGTCGTCATACTCAGCAATAACTGTCAATTCTTTTTCAATCTCGGTCAGTACATCACCGTGTTCACCGATACCTACTGCTTTTTGCATAAGCACCTCTACATTAACTTTATGTTTGTCAATGTGACCTTTAGCATGTGATTTTAGGCCTTCAATAGTTTGTTCTCTTAAATCAGACATTCTTTACTCCTTCCGTATACCACTCAGGTGGTTGTGCTGGACTTTTCCAGGTTGCTAATCTTTGTTTTTCATAAATGTAATATTTACGGTAACTTGCAACACCATCACCAGGCACCTTGCAATAATCAGGCATTGCTGGTTTAATTGGTGTAGCAATCTTATTTATTTTAGCATTCTTAGGTGGGTGTTTTAGTAAATCACCTAATTTTTGCACTGCTACATGGTCTCTAGTATGATTGTATCGTCTTTTCCACTCATCATTAAGAGCCATAAAATGTTTGTATAACCACAAATAGTTGTATGCACTTTCGAACAACCATAATGTACTAGGGTGTTTTATCCAACCTGCCTTGTACAGTATTTGTTCCATGTTA